ACGTTTGAAAGTCCAATTTCACCTAAGTAGTCAGCCGCGTTACCAAGAGATGATGCTGTGTTAGTCAACTCAATGTAACCGTATCTTGTCATAAATGACACTACTGGTTCAAAAGTACTTGGATCCATAACTGGACCTGTGCTCATTAACGGAATGTATGGGCAGTAGAATGCTGGAGCATCTGTTTCAGATGAACCTTTGTATCCTACTAATACTGCTGTTCCGTCAGCCGCGTAATTGTCAACAAATACTTTAACAGTACCGTTTAAAGTTCCAACAAACTTACTGTTTACTGGTGCTTCAAAAGGACCTTCTGTACTTCTAACAAATGTTGAAGTTGTCGCACTTTGTAGAATTGTTAATGCTTGTGGACTAACAACTACATAGTTACCTGCGCCTCTTCTTGTTCTTGCGGCAATTAAGTTTGCAACTCTGTTGATAAGAATTGCCAAGATTGCGTGTCTTTCACCGATATATGTTTGTGTACCTGTGATTCCACTGTTGAAGTCTAAAGTGTCAACTGTTGGAGCAAGTGCTCTTAACTTTGCTAACATCTCTTGATCGATTTCAACCGCAATTTCTTGTGCTAAGGCTTGCATGATTTCTGCCTCAACGTCAACACCGTGCATTGCGTTTGCATCTTGAGCACTTTCAAAAGTCCATCTTGCTGATAGACGTCTTGATTTCGCTTCAACTGTTTGCTTCAAGATTTGGATAGACATTTTGCTACCTGCTGTTCCTTCGCTGGCCGCAGTTGCGTCAGGTGACCCTGAGTATGCTGTTGCTAATGCGAAAGGACTTAGTGCTTCTTGTCCTGCTGTTACTGAGTCTTTAGACTCTGCGTATCTAACTCGTAATGTGTGGATCTGTCCTACTGGTCCACTCATTGGTTGCACACCAAGTAATTCGTTGGCGATCAATGAAGGCATAACCCTTCTAATAAGAGGTAACATGACCTTGTTTAAAGAGGCAATGTTTCCGCTCATTGTAGAACCTGCAGTTGCTGATTCTTGTAATTGAACTTTCGCGTTCTCAAGAATAACATCCATAGTGCTCTTTTTTGATCCTTGAAGACCTTCTAGTAAGGCTTCCTTGGTTGCGGACCAATTTGATTCAAATAATGCTTCTGCCATTATATTCTCCTATTATTTAAGTCCGGCTAGTTTTCTTAACTCGTCAATTTCAACAACTGATGAGTCAGTGTTTTCTTCATTGGTGGAGCCGGTCTGCCCGTCCAACGATCTATTACCAGTGTGTTCTGATGTCACTGATTCATTGATAACTGCTTTTTTAGTTCTAACTGAAACTTCCTCGTTTATAACACTTGGAAGGTACTTGTTGAATGACTCTTCAAGTTTTTCAGTTTTAACTGATTCTAGCAGTTCTGTCATTAATTCTTTCTTGTCCTTGCTTAAAGGTGCAAGTAAGTCTGTCATGACTTTGTTTCTGTTTGCTCTATCCTCAGAAATTCTAAGTTTAGATTCAACTAATTTTTTATCTTCTGCAATCTTCTCAACACTTGCTTTAGCATTATCAACTTCACCTTTCAGTGCTGTTAATTCTGCTTTGAGTTTTCTCACTTCAGTATTTTCATTTAAATATGAAGTTCCATACTCACTTGCCATTGCTTCAAAAATTCTTCTGCCGAATTCGTTTTCACGAGCCTTGGTGATATCTTCTTTGAATTGAGAAACTTCGTTTTTCAATGCTGAAGAAATAGTGTTTTCCACTTTCTCCGCCGCTCTTCTAATAAATTCTTTTTTAGCATCTGCTAATTGTTCTCTTCCTTCTCGGACTAGTTGAACTTTCTTTTCAGCAAGTTCGCGTTTGTCTGCGTGGAATTCTTTAATTTCTTCAGCCACTGCCTCTAAAACAAAGTTTTCTAGTTTAGCAAAGTTTTGACCCTGTGCTACTCTATCTTGTTTTAGTTCTTTGACTTCTGATGCTAATGTATCTGTGATGAACTTGTTAAGAACGTTAGCATGTTCGCTAACTGCTCTCTTATAGTTTACTCTTTCGGCTACAGTTGCCTTCTTATCTTCCGCCAACTCTGCTAACTCGTCTTTTAGAGATTCTGTAATAAATTTGTCCATAGCATCAACAATTTGTTGTTTGTCATGTTCAAATCTTTGTGAAAATTCCTCTCTAAGTTCTGCTGTCAACTGATCTTTGGCTTCGGCAAGGCGTGATTCCCATGCCTCTTGTATCTGGGACTTAACGTCTTCTGATAAGTTTCCAGATTCTAAAAGGTCATTAAATGTGGTTGTTTCCGCCATTTGCTTTCTCCTATTTGAGTTCTAGTTCACGAATAAATGATTCCATCATTCGTGCAAGGTGTATTTCTGCTTTCTTGTCATGTGTCACGGCTTGAGCCATCTCGTGGATGACTGCTCCGCCTCGCATATTAAATAAACTTTCATAAATCGCTTTCGGGTAGGCGTCGGGGGCACTTGGTTGTGCCACTATATCAACGGTTACTATGTCAAAATCACTGACTCTACCACTCTCATTAACATTACCACTACCACGGCTACTTACACCTAGTTTAGCACCGCCTTTAAGTAATGCCTCAGCAATCTTACCCATTGGTGTATCCAATATTTTAAGTTTGCCATATCCATTTGAGCCTTCGACTCTCATTTCTGATATCATATGACTGACACGATCTAAATTT